TAAACATTGATGACCTAAGAAGTGCAAGTCCAGACCTGTTTAATCAAAGAGGTAACATTAAAAACTCAGTCGACTTGACTACTAAGTACAGAGTTGTATGGAAAGGTCAAGTCTATAGGCCTATTAAAGCTCAACAAGTTGGTGTTGTGTCAGAGCGCCATACTTTGATACTTATGGACCTAATTCAAGTTATGCCAGATGAGCTGGTTAACGATAGTCAATTCTTGGCGTACGCCCAAGCATAAGGAGGAAACATGGGAAAACGTATTGGACAATCAGCGGGTAAGAACCCTGAAAAGTCAGTAAGCATTGCCTTGACTGGTAGCAAGTACAAGTCAGGTGGAGCCATGGCTCGAAAGAAAAAAGGCGGAATTGTTCGTAAGCCAAAAGCTACTATCAGATACAAACGAGGCGGAGCAAAATGAAAAAGAAAGAGAAGCCTGTTACTCTTAAAGTTGGTGGAACTGGTCATAAAGTTTCTAAGAAAAAAGACCAGGTCATTGTTGACCACTTAGGCCAAAAAACAGGCAAGTACGATAAGATTAACCTAACTAAAGTTGGTGGGTCAAAAACTGTCAAGCAAGGTGTAAAGGCAGTTAAAGATTGGCACAGTAAGCCAAGCAACTCCCACAAGAAGGGTAAATAATGGCAAGCGGCTCTAACCCATGTTGGGACGGCTACGTTCAAGTAGGGTTCAAGAACAAAGATGGTAAAAAAGTGCCGAATTGTGTTCCTGAAGGTAAGGGTAAATCCAAAGTAACTAAACCTAAGAAAGGCAAAAAATAATGTGCGCTATGTGCGGATGCGGTAAGAAAAAAGGTCAACCAGGCTTTGGTAAAGGCCCTAAGAAAAAAGCTGCTAAGAAAGCTGCTCCAAAAGGTATGTCTCCAAAGCAAAAGAAACTTGATGCAGACAAAGACGGCAAATTAGAAGGTTCTGATTTCGCTGCTCTACGAAAGAAGAAGAAGTAGTGTGCGCTACCTGTGGCTGTGGTAAGCCAAAAGACAAGCACGGCATGAAAACTGTAAAAGCAGCAAATAAAAAGTTTGCTAAGAAGGCAGCTCCTGCAAAGGGCAAGAAATCTTCTATGGTAAGAAAGAAAGGCATGTAATGCCAGAGTGCAAATGTGGCAACTGTGGTTGCGGAAAGAAGGACCCTAATGGCTAAACCATTTGAAAAGGGAAAGTACACAGAAGACAAAGATAAAAAGAAAGACGCCAAGATGCTCAAAAAGGCTGGTTTTGATAAAGACGAAAAGGCCAAGTTTGAGAAGGCTGATAAGGCTCACGGCAAGAAGAAGAAGCCAAAGACCATGGCTGAAGATAAGAAGATTGACGCAAAGATTATTAAGAAAGTAAAGAAGTCCGATAAGGACGACAAAAAGAAGTAGAAGCTTGGGCCCCCGAAAGGGGGCCTTTTGCTTTATTATTGAACTGATTCCATGCGGGAATCAAAGCTGTACCCCTTGCGTTCGACCCTGATACTCCATTGGAGATTGCTATGTCCTATTTGTACAGAGACAAGGAAAGAAAAGTCTCTGAACCTACTGAAGCAGATTTTGCTCGAGGGTTCGCAGATGCAGCTACTGACCGTAAGGGTATTAGTTCGTTCTGGGTAGGATTAGCCATAGGGGCGTTAGCAGGTAAAGCGGTACGGCGTAAATGAACAGTAAAGAATTAATTCCCGCCCTCACTCAGTCTACTAAGACTCTAAATAAGCCTTTGACCCAAGCTATGCGTAAAGACGCAGTTTCTGCTGGGTGGCCTGTGGCATTAACAAAGCAACTTCGTGTAGTGGTTACAAATACTTCTATGGATGTTGAATACCCAGAGGACCTATCTTCAAGAATAGAGGACCTTGAGTACGGCGATGGTATAACTCCTCCAAGCCCAGTTTTTAGAAAATTTGCAAAAACTAATAAAACTAGAATTGAAAATGTTCTTGTTGATACTTCTATAGATTACCTGTTTGACGAAGGGATTCTTCCATGACATTTATTATTTCTGAAGATGAAGCGTTAAAAACTTTACTTCAAGGAATTGTGGTTTCAGATGAAAAGAACAACACCCGTTCTGTTCAAGCTTGGTTTTCTAACCCTGATGTAGAGCTAAGAAACCAGTCTTATCCCTATGTAACAATTGAATTAATAGGTGTGGAGTGGGCACGCTACAGACAAGCATCTGGATTTATGATTGATAACGATAGACAAGGAACTGTATCTCCTGCAAATGGAGAAGTATTTGAATATGAAATGCCAGCAGCTTGGGATTTGATGTACCAAATTACTAGCTATGCAAGGCACCCTAGACACGATAGAGCTATTATGGCTCATTTACTTAATAATGATTTTGTTGCTAACAGAGGTTACCTACCAGTGCAAAATGATTTAGGAACTCAAACTTCCTACAGGCACCTCATACTACAAGATTTCGCTAAACGAGACACAGTGGAAGACGGACGTCGGCTATTCCGAAACGTGTTCACTGTTCTTGTAACAAGCGAAAGTACCCCAACTAGCGGAGATTCCGTTGCTTGGGTAGAGGAAGTACTGATAAACGAAAACCCAACGAACATCCCATCCGGACTATCAGAAGTTTAATACTCGTAACCTAATGAAACTAAACTAAGGAGAACACCTAATGTCTTACCTACGTCCTGGTGTGTATGTTGAGGAAACCCTCAATCCAATACCACCATTAGCGGGGCCATCATCAACTTCGGTTGCTGCATTTATTGGCGCTGCAGATAAGGGTCCTACAGACCCAACATTGGTTACTTCGTGGACTCAGTACACTAGCCTGTACGGTTCATGGGGTACTTTAAATACATTAACAACCGCTGTTTACTTATTCTTTGCAAACGGTGGAAACCAAGCTTGGATTAAAAGAGTAACTGCTGGTGCTGCTGCTCCTGCAACACGTTCATTTGATGACCGTTCTGCAACAACAGACCCAACACTAACCATCTTTGCTAAAAACGCTGGTACTTGGGGAAATAGTGTTTACATCACAATCACTAACTCTTCACTAGCTAACCACTTTGATATAGCTGTGTTTAACGGTGGAACAACCTCAGCATTTCTTGCTGAACGTTTTACTGATTTAAACATGACAGTTGGAGATGCTCGTTATGCTCCTACTGCTATTAACAACACGTCAACTATCATTACAGCTGTAGACGCAAACTCTGCAGCAACTGGCGCAACTAGAAATCCAGGCATCGTATCACTAGAGCCACTTGCAGCAGGAGCCAACGGTACAGCAGTAACAGAATCAGATATTGCAAACGGAATGCCTGCTTTTGACACAGTAACAAGCCCATTAGTGCTTAACGCACCTGGCGTTACAAGTTCAGCTGCTATAAACAACATTCTTTCTTACGCTGAAGGACGCGATGATGTGTTTGTAGTTATTGACGCTATGAACGATACGGTAGCAAATCAAATGACACGTGCTGCTGCTTATACAAGCTCTTCTCTTGGAGCCGTGTATTACCCTAACTTAACTATTCCAAGCCCAACCTCTTCAAGCCCAGGAGCTACAGAAACAGCTTTCTGCGGTGGAGCAATTGTTGGACAATACATCTCAACAGATGTGTCTCGTGGAGTATTCAAGGCACCAGCTGGTATAAACAATAGAATTGCTGGAGCAGTTGCTGTTACTAAGTTGACTAACGCTAACTTAGACACAATGAACAGTGCATCTGCGCCTGTAAACGCTATTCGATTTATCCCAGGTTCAGGAATTGTAGTAATGGGTTCTCGTACTCTTAAAGCAGGATACGCAGACCGTTACGTACCAGTTCGTCGTTCCCTAATTTATCTACGCAAAGCGCTAACTGATTTAACAACCTTTGCAGTATTTGAACCTAACGATGCAGTACTATGGCGTCGTATCACAGCTTCTCTGGAAGGTTTCCTAACTGACTACTGGTCACAAGGCGGTCTACGTGGAGCAACCCCAGCAGATGCATTCTTTGTTAAGTGCGATAGCTCAACTAACCCACTTATCAAGGTAGACAATGGAGAAGTTAATATGGAAATTGGAGTGGCCCTCCAAAGACCAGCTGAATTCGTTGTAATCAAAATCGGTCAGTATGATGGTGGCAGCACCGTCACTGTGGCGTAAGGAGAATAAAACATGGCCACCAGTAATATCTCGCGCTTTTCTAAACTTGCGACAGACCCACTTCGCAGTTTTAGATT